CAAATCCTAAAATCAATATTCCTGTAAAGTAATAATTCATAGTCCTACCCATATTATTTAGCTATCTTGCCCTTGTTAATTCCTTTTTTAATTACATACTGTTGAGTACCATTAGCACCATGTTCAACTTCTTTTTTAAGATACTTAGTTAAATTCATTTCTTTTAGTTTTTTTTCTGCATGTTTTCTAAAAGATTCTAAAACTTTAGTATCTCTCATTTTTTTTTCTTCTTTTTAAATTTACTTTCTACCCAAGCAAAGCAATTATCTATTAAGCCAAAGAATTTATAAACAAACCTATCCATTATACTTTAAACCCTTTTTGCCATGATTTAACTGCCCAATATACAGGAGTTGTATTTAATTGTTTGCCTGATCGTTTAGCTTTAGCCAGTATTGGTCTAAATCTTGCCATAAATGATCTTTTTCTCGCTGGAATATTCTTTTTAATAGATAGCTTCTTATCGCCAAAATTAACTTTGACTACTCTGCCTGTCTTACGATTTTTTACGAATACTTTAAATTTCTTAACATCTCCACGCATGGGTTTGTTAAGTTTAACAGTTTTATTTTTGTATTTAGCCATGTGGCATAAATATCACAAAATTATCTCTTAAAATACCTTTTTCTCCATTCGTGACAAACATAAGTATCTTTTACACCTTTAGCACCCCATCTACCGCAAAATGATCTAGCATTACTATAAAGCCCACAATCTCCACATGATGCACCCTTTAATGCTTTAGTAAATGATTGAGGTAGAGAATAATCTATTATTTCTCCTGTAGGATAGAAGTTACTTCTTTTATTTTCCTTGTCCACGATACTTTGCTTTCTGTTGTCTTCGTTTATTTTTATTCATTGTTGAAGTTATAGGTCGTCTGCCGATAGATGTACCTTTTTCTGTTTTAGTGTATTCAACAACTGCACCAAATACATTACCCTTTTTTTTTGACATCTTCTATTTCATCTGCTTGAGCATTAATAATTAATGGTAAAGGTTCGTTGTATGTAGTTTGTTCTATTTTATCTTTTTGATCTAAATGTTGTTTTCCTAACCAGATTTGCATAACTACATTTCCAGATAAAGCTTTCTCGAACTGTGCTCTCCTTAAACTTATTCTGCCCATCTCTCTCCCCTTTTTTATAAGGTGGACATAATGCCTTTGTAAAGTCTTAGTAGAAACCTCACAAAATTCTGCAATCTCATCATAAGTGCAATGTAATTGTGCTAATTTCTTTACTGCTTCTTCATCTATTTTTTTCATTGGTCTCGCCATTTGCTTTATTATGTCCTTTTTTAATTTAATTTCAAGTGTGGAGCGTAGGGGTAGGAATCGCACCTCCTATCTAAGTGGGGGTACCACCTAGCCTTTCTAAAGCCTACGCAATATATTCTTTTAATTCTCCATTTATTATATTTTTTAAGGATTTATCAAATAAATAAATATACTTATATTTTTTCATATTTACTTTAGTAAATTCATCTCTATTAAAATCTGAATCTTCTCTATTCTTTTGATTAATAGTTCTAGAATGATAAAATTTTCCATCTTGAGTAAAATGTGTAGCACCTTTAGTTTCGCCTAAATATAACCAATTCATAGCTTGATATATTTTACCTTTATGATTTTGCATAGGGTCAGCATAGCTAATTACTGCTTTTATATTAGGAAAATCTTTTTTTAACTTTTTCATACAGAATGAAACTATTTTAGAAACAGGGTTTTTATGTTTATTTAAAGCAACTCTAACTAATTCACATACTTCATAAGGTGTTAAATTAACTACTTTAGACATATTAGGATTAGCCCCAGAACCGAATAAAACCGAACCTATAAACTCTTTATCTTCCCAAACTCCAAATCTAACTAATTTTCCAGATGGCATAGCTTTAGAATAGTGATAGTTTAATACTGCATATTTAGAAGCTTCATAACTGCAATAGTCTATAAATAATCCTTTATCCATTAATAACTTGGCCACATTCTAAACATACTTCTTTAGTGTCTTGATCTAATTTTCCTTGATCATCTTTATCTGTAGGTTCAAATAAATCTTTATCTAACATAATATCTTTAAGTTCTAATGCATCAAATCCTGTTAAATCTAAATCAAATTTATTATCTTTTAAAACTTGTAATTCAGACATTAATAATTGTTTATCCCATTTAGATTCAGCACCCGATCTATTATCCATAATTCTATAAGCAACTGCCTTATTCTTGTCAAATTCCTTTTTAATTACAAATGCTTTAGTTTTGTTAAGTTGTTTAAGTGCTTTCCATCTAGTATGACCTACTACTATAACATTATTTTGATCAATTACGATAGGTTGATTATTTCCAAATTCTGATATAGAATTTTTAACTTTTTTAACTGCTTCTTGTGAAATTTCTCTAGGATTATCCTTATAAGGTTTGATCTCATTTATATCCATTTCTATTATTTCCATTTTATCCTTTTTTAAGTTGAGTTAATAATTTCCAAAGATTAGGATTTTGTTTAAAAATTTTTGTATAGCCATCTCCTACTACTTGAGCGATAGTTTCTTCGCCTTTATCATGAACTTTAATTCCTGAATAATGTATTATTAAATGAAATAATTCATGGATTATTGTATTAAATAATCTTAAACCTTTAACTCTACTATCAATCACTAGCAATTCTTTTTCTGTTTCAAAATAACCATAAAGATTTTTTAATTTTTCAAACCTGACTTTTATATTCTTTCTGCCATATTTAATGTTTTGTATATTCATCTTTATTTAATGTGGCTCTAAGATATTCTAATTGCATTTTTAATTGTCTATTCTCGATACTTAATGCAATAATTCTTTTTCTGCAATACTTAAAAATCCTTAGAATTGAACTCATTGTATTAATTGTATTTGATGTTTTTCGTCAAATTTATCAATTTTATAATCTTTACCATCTTTACTAAATCGTTCAAAAGAACCCTCAGAACCTTTATGAATATATCCTAAAGCTTTAAGTCTATCAATTAAATCTGGAATTTCTTGATTTTCTTCTATTTCCCATCTTCTTTGAGATAACCAAGTAGAAAAATGAGGAATAAATTTTATATCTTCTATATCTTTAATTTGATTATTATACATTCTTACCATTTGTTCATTAGTAATTTCCTGTATGTTAATTTTATTAAATTCCTTAAAAGCTTTAAATTTTGAACCTCTTTTAATTTTTAATTCTTTCCAAAGATTTTCAAATTCTAGGCTATATACATTATCATTAGGTATAGGTTTAGGTATAGGTATAGGTGCTTGAGTTTTGCTTGTAGCTAAATCTCGTTTTGCTAGACCCCCTTTTTTACCAGCTTCTGCTCTAGCATTGTATTTATTAGTTAAATATTCATGTTCATGTACTAATCTCTTTTGTGTCCATGTATTTTTATTACGATTTTCTTTATCTTCTGTATTTAGTATAAAAAATTCTTCTAAAACCTCATAAACATTTATGCAACAATCGTCTGAAATACATTGGCATATTCTATACGCATTTTCAGTTGTAAATGGTTTAGCATTTTTAGTCCATGCAAAGCTTAATAGTCTAATATATATTCCTATTTTTTCATTTGTTAAATGGACAGTTTCAGCAGTAAATGTATCTGTAAATAATTGTAATGCATGAAATTTATTCGTTTCCTTTGTCATAAAATATATTTTCCTTTTCTAGTTGTTTTATTTTTTCGTTAGCTTCGTCTAATAATTGTAGTTCTGATCCGAACAGCTCTACAAATTTTGTTTTGTTTAAGTGTACTGATTCATTTCCCATATTATGATGCTTTGGACATAAAGGAATAGTTTGATCGTGTGGTGGTCTTAATCCTAATCCTGTATGTTTTCTAATATGATGAATTATAGGTTCAGAAAATAAACCTTTTTTAGAACAAGCAATACAACCGATTCTTTTTAACTTTTCAAATCTTTCTTTGTCTTGCTTTTTCATTTGTTCATGTCTTCTATGTCTATTTCTATCTATAATTTCAAAATGTATATTACTTAATTCAGCCACTTAACTTATCTCTTATTTTAAAAACATGATTTTCTATAGCATTTAATTCTACTTGAATATCATTAGTATTAATATCTCCTTTATAGTCAGATAATTCTATTAATGTTCCTAGCCTAATCATTTTTAATAATCTTTTAAAGGCTCTACGAACATGCATATCTGACATATCAGAAACCATAATCCACTCTTGCTTAGATTTTGAAAAATAATATTCTTCAGGTGTAGATTGCTGAGTTTCATCAGTTTTAGGTATATCTAAATAATCTTCTCCACTCATATTAATTTCTCCTGTTTGCTATTATCTTCTTTATAAGGTTTCCAGTCAAAATCTACAAGTCTATATTCTTTACCATTAAACTTACTTTTAAAACTAGTTTCTGTATAAGATTTAGCAGATTTTAACTTTTCGTAAGGTATAAACATATATTCTTTGCCATGTGTAATACCTAAACTTTCTTTTTTTCTTAAAGCTTTTTTATAAATGTAATCTCTTACACTTACTTTTCCGAG